GGTTTGAAACCCCGCAGAGTTACCGTCTAAATCAAGCGTACCAGTGCCTGTTGTAGAGGTGGTTTGTTTTACACGATCCTTAACAACTAATGCCATCGCACCACTCTCCTAAATCTTTACTTACGCAATACGAATGATAGCAGTTGAAGCTCCAGCAGTTGGGAACGAAATCTGGAAATCACCGTTTGTCGCTGTTTTGTCCGCCGTAAAGTCTAGCACTGCAACTGCATCATTTGTTGGAGCAGACACATCAGAGCGATAGATCAACGCACCTCGCGCAGTAAACGTAGACGCAGTAAAGATTTCATTATCAAAGCTCAGATACGCTGTTGTGCCACTTGTAGTGGGGTTAGTTGAAATCGTTAACGTACCGCCACCTGCTGCGTAATCGTTAGCCCCGCCTGAAGTGGACGAGCTTACTTCATTTGTAGCATTATAGTACTTTACGGTTTCATCCATATCAGTGCTGTCGCCACCGAAGTCTGTGCCCGTTGCACTGCTTGTATACAGAGCAATCTTAAAAACGTGAGTCGTGTCCGAACTAAAATCAAAGTCTCCGTTAAGAAGACCCTGCTTAAAGGTCGTACACATGTAGCTGCTTCCATCAAAAGCCATAGTTAAAGTCTCCTTATGTATTCGACTGTTTGAAGTGTACCATACACAACCTTTTTTATAAATGCATCATTGCTTTGGCCTTATCACCTTGCCTGTGCGATACTCATCGGTTGTTTCTTTTGCTTCGCCAAGCATCTTAATTCCCATCAATGCTTCTTGAAACCGCTGATTGTACATTGCCATTACGTCCTGTTCACCCTTCATATAGATGTAGGCTTCAATCAGTGATCCATACAACAAAGCCAATTCAGCATTCGTACTCAACCAAGTGGTTCCACTATCGGCACCTGCGGTTAAACTTGCCGGTCTATAAAAATAGTGAAGTTCTGCGGCGTAGTTTTGATCTGGCGTAGGGGCCAACATGAAATTATCAACGTCGAACTGCGCGTAATACTTTGGTGCGCCAGTTGTCGTGCTGTCTGGCGTGTATGTTTGTAAAAAAGACGGGTCTTTAAACTCAATAAAAAATTTATCTCCGTCTGTACCAGCCAAACTTAACGAAAAAGGAGCCAAAAAGTCGGCAGGACAAGCAAAATACTTATCCGACGCTGCTGTACTGGCTGTCGCATTTTTACGGAACAAACTAAGCTGTACACTTTTAAGTATACGCTCTTCTGCCGTTCTTATAAAAATAGGCAAATTAGTAACAAACGAGCTTTCCGTGTTCTCGGTGTAATCCTGTATTGCCTGTTTTAATTCCGCATAAGTAAACGCCATTTATGCCTCCACCGTTACTGGTCCTGCTGATGCAAAATCACCGCCGCCTCTAATGCCTCCAACAGTAGCAGTACCAGAAACCGTAATTGTATAACTATTGTCATCGATTTTCGTTATAGAATAACCAGAAGAGTTCATTATATCTGCTGCCGTAATACCGTCGAACGAAGAAACATTTCTAAAACGAACAACATCTGAAGTGCTTCTACCGTGCGCATTTTCATAAACAGTAATTACAGATGAACCAGATGCCGCTGTAGTAAATGGATTTTCCCAAAGCAAAACTTCTACCGATGGCTCTACTCGATCTGGGCGAGGATTCCTTAATGCTTGAGGATCAGGGCCAACTTTTGGGGGAAAAAGCTGTGGATGTTTGGGTTCATATTCGTCAATTCCAACTAATGCCCCCGTCCACTCTAGCCGCATGTCCCGCAAACGGTATCTACGACCAGACCTGTCCGAAATTCCCCAGGCTTTTTTACCACTTGCGTATGTCATTACACCCTCAAATACTGAATACTAGGCTGTAGTTTAAGAGGAGTGCGTCCTTCATCTTCGTCTGCTGCACGTTGGAACTCTTCCTCGTATACAACTTTTAAAAGCTGAGATCGTTCTGGTGCGCGTTTCATAGACATGTAATAAGCTAACCCCGCCACCATACAAGGGTAAAAACGAAAAGGCATATCAGTAGTATTAACCAAAGCATCCGCGTCCTCAATTCTACGAACGTAGTAGTAAATGATTTGGTCCGTAGAGTTTTCTGGAACAGACCATAGGTTAATTACCGGATCTATTTGTCGATCAAAGTAAAACTGACTTGGTCTACCCTGCGTGGTTTTGTTTGGCAAAGTTAAATACTCTCCACGACTAATCCGTTCTATTTCATAGTCTGTATTGTCTCTACGAAGAACCATTTCCAAAACATCGACAACATCAGAAGTAAGCGTTTCTTGTGCTTGACCTTGTGTCAGGGTAATCGTGCCTTGATTCACCGTCCAAAGGTTTAGACCACGGTTAGCCCATTCAGCAAACATCAGGTTCAAAGACCGACGCGCTGTCCTGGCATCGTAGCCTGTGCGGACCTCTAGCCCACACCGCTCATACGCTTCCTCGATAATCTCACCGACATCGAGGTTGAAGTCTCTTGAACCTGAAGTTGTCATTATGACTCGCCTTTGTAAGAACCACCACGACCAGCCATTACGCAGCCGCCATAGTTATAGCCTTTCTTAGCTTGACCACCGTACTTGTAGCCAGCCTTGATGCCGCCACCTGTACTAAAACCAGTAGCTCGTTTAAGATTTCTCAGTTCTTTTGGAGACATTTTCTTTATTTTTGCAAGTGCGCCTTGCATACTAATGTTATCCCCTGGATTTTCTGAGATATACTTTGCCATAGCTTTCATTTCATCTGTTGCTCCAGACTTTGGTCCAGCGTTACGTGGATCAAATATGTCAAACTTATCTTTGACAGGAGCTTTTGTTTTACTTCTACGTTCCATTGATAGTCTCCTTTGTTTCACCATACTACGTTTTCAAACAGATGTCATTAAAACACCCGAACTGCTGTTGACGGAACGCGTCCGCCGTTTTTTGCATTCCAGCTAATTCTTTTTGACGACTTCTTTTTCTTCGCCGCCGATGTACATTGTGCCATAGTAGGGCGACAGGCCGGATAACTCTTACGCTTCTCACCCTCCTGACGACCACAAGGCTTGCCAGTCTTACAATCAACCCAACCCTTCCCGTCGTTCTGGGAGAACCATTCACGTAATGAGTTCGTTTTCTTCGCCATCAGTACAGATTCGTCTCTTTACGACGACCCTCTTCAACAGAACCGCAACCAAAGGCTATGATCCCGCCGCTTTCTAACTTCTTCTTAACAGGGCGTTTGCGCTTCTTAGAAGATTCGCCCCAGTTTTCCACGCCGACCTTGCGACATTTGGCTACCGCTCCGCTTGCGTATGCGCTGGGCCACACCTTGTACCGAGCTTTCACCTTCTTGGCGCAAGCGTCTAGCGGTTTTTTCTTTTTTGCTGGCATTAGTTACCTCCTGTGGAGATTTTGAAACCTGGAACGACATTTGACCACGACTTATCAAAACTTGCCTGCCTTTCTGTGAGCTTTTCTACAGCCTGAACTAAATGATCTATTTTAATATCCATGACTTCTGTTCGCTTATCCACCGTAACAAGCGTAGAAATCATCCATATAAGACCCGTAGAAGCCAGTCCTACAAGAGCTGTAAAAATAACAAGTAAGTACGGTTTGCTCATAGTCCTACCACATTTTGCACGACCAATAACGGGCCGATAGTTTATCAAGTTTTTTAGTGTCGCATCCATGTCTTGCTCTAAACGATTTACGACGTTTCGGGTTAGACTTCTTAATAGTCATATTAGCGTCCCCGAATCTGATGATCTTTTCTTTACCTTTGTCACATGCTTTTACAACAAACTTCTTGCCTCCAGAAACCTGACGCTTGGGCTTGTTGCATTTCATCTTGGACTTGTCGATCTTAGGCATCACAAGCTCCCTACTTCTTGAATTAGATATGCGTCAAACGCCGCTGTAATCCGCGCGTTGTTTGATCTAAGATCGGCGCGTATATCTATGTCTGACTTTTCCGGCAACTTAAACGGAGCGTGAAAAGCATAAAAATACTCTGCCGATGCAACCTCAAACGTATGCGCAATCCGAAAAGCTGTTTGCCCACCATATCGAACAAAAAAGTTTCCTGTCGCATCCGCGCCTGATTGTACGCTCATTACACCTTGTGTCAGATACAAACTAAATCCCGCAGGTACTGTATATACGCCCATAAGTGTCTGAGCCTTGCCTGCGGTAATACGTGCAATAGTCGTTGTGCTTATCTTAATATTAATGTTGCCTACGTTTGCTGCCGAACCATTGTGCATAAACGCTCGATACACACGAATAAACGACAGGGTTGTGGGGTTACCCGTCGCATTTGTAAGCGTTACATTTTCAGAGATTTGATTGTAGTCGGCATCAAGACCTTGAATAGTAATGACCTTATTTGCATCAGATGCACTTGCGCGATCTACCGTTAGCGTACCCGCTGCTGTTAGTGCTGACCACGGATACAGTGTATCGTCTATATCCCAGATTGTTCCTGTCGTGTTAATCGACATAGCAGGAACGGCACCAAACTTATGCAGCACAGAATGCCCAGGGATTTGCCCCCTGGACACCTGAAGCTCAAACGGCTCCGATGTTCCGACCTGTGTAATGGAACGGATATCGTATGCCATCGGATCCTCCTACGAAAGGATGATCGTTAGTTGGTTACTCGCACCTGTAAACGCAGAAATGTACACACCTTCTGAGAAGATGATGCCATCGTCTGGGATGTTCATTACGTGGTGACCTGCCGGAAATGTTTGCGTAAGCAAAGTATCTCCAGATGCGCTACCATTCTTCAAGGTAAACGCACCAGCAGCCGCACCGTAAATTACAACCTGGCGCAAACGAGAACGAGAGGGACCAACAACCGCAGCCGTTGTTCCTTGAACCCAATTATATGCGTTGACTGGACCAGCCATGATCTATCTCCTTATCCTGCGGAGACAGTCAAAACACCTGAGTTGCTGTACAGTTGTCCTGCGACAGATGGGTCAGACGTTGGGAGGTCTTTAATGATCACAACGCTGTTTGTGCCATCATGTGAAATAGAGATGTTCTCTGTGATCGCACCAGTTGTTGCGTTCTTTGTTACGTCTTTAAATCCGTTCTCCGAGCGAACTGGACCGTTAAAAGTTGTGTTAGCCATGTTGTTCTCCTGTCTTGGCAAATGTCAGCCACACTATGTAGCTGTCAGGGATATACCAACCATACAGAACTTTTAGACAAAAAGAAAGGGGCTACCGAAGCAGCCCCAGTCCAACAGGGAGGTGTCCAAATGAAAAGGACAACCTCATTGTAGCATAAATTATGCTCCAGGGGAACCGAACACACAGCGTGGGTCAGAGAACCCGAAGCTGTAGCGTTCACGCGCCTTAAAGCGCATGTTACCTGTGTCGAAGTCAGCTTCCATGTTTGTTGACATCGGAGTACGCTCGAAGTGGACGAATCCACGAGGTGCGTCTGTCTTGATGAAG